TTTGAAGCAGAGCCGACAAGAGCGGTGAGCGCACGGCAGCTCGGAATCTAACAAGGAGAATATTATGGACATCAATGAAATATTAAGCCAGCCATTCGGTGAAGCGGTTACATTGCTTGAGCAGATGGCGGATACTGCAGGAGATACGACCAATGCGGATGTTGAAAAATATCAAAAACAATATGATGGGGATCACGCCATACTCCACATACCGGACAAGACAGCCACGACCGATGAAGGCGAGAAAACCGTTGTTGTCAATAAATTGCCCGTTGTCAATCAGCAGAAAATAGTCAGGCTCGCAATCGCATTCCTGATTGGGAAGCCGGTTCAGCTGATAGATGGCACATTCGAAGATGATGCAGGAGATGACACCGCCAAAGCGTATAACAGCATTGTGAAGCTTTGGAAAAAGACGAAGCTTGATTACTTCAGTAAATCCGTTGTGCGAACTGTATCGATTGAGACCCGCGCCGCTGAACTTTGGTATGAAGAGACGCTCGAAGATGGAACAAAAAAGATCGGCGTTATGCTTCTTTCTCAAAAAAACGGGGACACGTTCTTTCCTATCTTTGATCAGGTCGGCGATATGACTGCATTTGTCCGAAAATACCAGGTTGCAGACGGAGGCAAGGCCATTGAGCATATAGACGTTTACACGGCAGATTACACCTATAACGGCACGAAAGACGGCAACAACTGGGTAGTTGATGTTATTCCTGAGCTATTTGGAAAGATTCCGGTCGTGTATTATTCACAAGAGACAACTGAATGGGAGATTATCCAGCGGCTTAATGACAGGATTGAGAAACTTGAAAGCAATCACGGCGATCTTGATGACTACTTCGGAGGCCCGACTCTCATGTTAAAAGGCGATGTCGTGAAGGCTCCAGATAAAGAGACGTCAGGAAAGATTCTGCAATTCACAGGGCAAAAGGGTGCTGATGGGTCATGGTCATATGGCGATGCTAAATATTTGACATGGGATCACTCACCGGAATCAATGAAATTGGAACGTGAAACACTGCACTCTCAAATCTACTCACTGACAAGTACTCCTGATGTGACATTCGATAAAATGAAAAGTCTCGGGCCAATGTCCGGCGTCGCAATGGAGATGCTTTTCTTTGATGCCGCATTGAAGGCACTGGACAAAGAAGAGCTGTATGGCGAGATGTTTGACAGGCGAATCAATATCATGAAATCAATCCTCTCAATCGTGGACATTACACTTGCGACCGGTATGGAAAAAGTTTCCGTTGATATAGATTTCCAGTCGCCATTGCCAAGCAATGTAATTGAGACAATCAACACACTCTCGGTTGCAAGAGCAGGCCAGCCGCTTATCAGTCAACAGACAGCCGTTGAGAACGTACCATTCGTTACCGATCCAGAAGAAGAGAATGCCAGGCTTGAAGAAGAACAGAACCAGAATCAGAGCTTGCTTAATCTTGGCGAAAGTTTTGAATAAGGAAATTAAATGAGTATTGCCCGCCAAATAGAACTTAAATATGAGCGTCAATTCCTGCAGGTGTTGAGAAAAACGCAGAGGGATGTATTAAAGACACTCGAGTTCACGGCGCGTCAATTGTCGCGAGAAGTGTGGCAGGCGTCCCGTATTGGTGATCTATCAAAGGTGGCGCGTAAAAAGAAGCTATTAGAACAGACACAAGAAACTCTCAATCACTATTTCAACAAAACAGAGCAGTTGATAACCGGAAGTGCTACAGATGTATGGGCGATTGACAATAATAAGTGGACGGCAATAATCGACGATGCGGCAAGAGGTGTTCAGGTACTTCCGGGCTTAATGGATTCAATGACTCAGCTTAACCTCGGTGCTCTTGATCAATTCCTGAAAAGGAAAGCCGGCGGATTGAACCTGAGCGATCGAATATGGGCTTTAACTGCTCAGAATCAAGACCTTATTGAGCTATATGTCGGCTCAGGCATTGCAGCAGGACGCTCAGCAGTGGATATATCAAAGGACATGCAACAACTACTTGTTGAGCCTGATAAGCTTGTAAGCCGTGTACGCGATGAGAATGGCGACCTTGTTCTATCTGAACCGGCGAAAGAATATCATTCAGGGCAGGGTAGATACAGATCGAGCTACAAAAACGCATTGAGACTCGCAGCAACCGAGACAAACATGGCATACAGGTCAGCGGATTTTGCAAGAAGGAATCAACTTGACTTTGTATATGGCATAACGGTTCATTTGTCAGGTCAGCACCCACGATATGACATATGCGATCCATTGGCAGGCGATTATCCGAAAACATTTAAGTTCATCGGCTGGCATCCGTTATGCATTTGTTTCACGACGGCCAAGATTCCAACTAAAGCCGAGATGAGAAAATTCCTCAAGACCGGAAAGGCGGACAAGAGGCGAATCATTACAGCAATACCGAGAAGTGCAACCGCATACGCTAAGTCTCATGCACCGATTTATGCAAATTACAAGTCAGTGCCTTATTGGTTCAATGACAACTTTACTAAAACGGGAGATTTAAGAGCAAACATCTAACACGGGAGACAAACATGACTCGACACGACATCATTAACCACATGCAAGACTTTATGAGAATCCAGTACATTGTTGACGACGCTTATATGGATTGCGGCGATGTATTCCACATGCTTTTCAACGGCTACCTATTCAAAAACAGACTTCCACTTGTAAGCCGCAAGCGTAATGATTACGCACTCAAGAAGCTCAAATTCAAACGATCCCCTGACAAGACAGCTATTCTATCACTAATGCGACGGAAGCCAGGGAACCTATTCCTTTCATACCTGGCAGACCGCATTGAACGCAAGATGCCCGCAGTTCCTTTCCGTCAAATAATGACTGAATATGACTCATGGCTTTTAGCATGGGCACTCAGGCAAAAGGAACCAGAAAGCCGCACAGGATACAAAAAACTCATGAAAGAATACGGATATTCTTTGGATACGAGAGGTAGCTCATTATGATTACACAGAGGCAGAAAAAAGATGATATTATTAATATGCTGGGATGGGGCTGGATTGACAGCTACGTATATGAGCCAGAAATAATAGAGTCCCGATGTGGCATTGGCGGAAAAATATTCATGGGCCATGCGACTCTAACAATATCATTTAAAGCATATTATGAGTGTGATAAACTCACAGAAGACCAGCATGACGAGCTCTACGCTGCGGTGGCGTTGTTTGAAGAAGAGTGCTGCATCAAGGATAAGGGTTGCAGTGTTGCTGCAGGCGATTACGTTATGCGGTTCCATGTGTGGCGCAGAAAAAACGGCGTCAATATTCCAGACTACAAACCGAGAAATATCCTGTCATGCAGTGGAATGATAACGCACGGAGTTGGATGTACTGAATACGGATTAAGATTCAAGTGAGACAAAATATGAAAACAGCAACTATAATAATCCCTGTGTATAACGGGGTGAAATATCTTGATTTGATGCGTGTGACACTGCCACGCTTCATGAAGAAACTGAATAAGAATATTAACGTAGTTTTCCGAGATGACTATTCAACAGATAATCCTTATCTGCTCTTGAGGGAATTGACAATAGGCAAAGAACGTCTGTGGTTTGATGGAGCATTGAAAAACAAAGGCGCTCATGAGGCCAGAAAGGCCGGCACTAAAGGCTGTGACACTGATTACATCCTATTCCACGACATTGATGATCCGCTTGATGCGGGCATAATCAATCGAATGTTTGAGCGTCGGTGCGAATTACCGGACACGACACACCTGACAATTGATTCAAAGCTGATGAGTAATGGTATTGTATGGCCAACGCAGTGGACTACCGTTCCGAGAATGTATATTAAATACACGCTGCAAAGCATGGGTGGCCAGCTACCGACACGAGATACCTTTATATCGAGAGACATAGCACTGGAGGCGATGAGCAAGCTTGATGAAATCATTGTATTGACAGATAATAAGCGCATCGATGTATGTGAGGATTCTTTTCTCGGGCTGGTTATGATTGTCGAAAATCTGATTGGCGAGGTCGAGGTATTTCCTGAACCGATGCCTTACAATGACCAGAGCGGTACGAATATCTCACAGGACATTGAGAAGCGGGTACAGAATATACCGATTATGCTGGCATACTGTTATCACAATCTAAAGGCAGACGACGATTCAGGCGAATATGGCTTTGAGATGATCCCCAAGCGCATACATAGTAGATATGGCGAAGCAGCACCGAGATTTCTTGCTCAGTTCTATAAATATATTGATATTTTCGGGAGGCTATAATGAGTTCATTTGATGAACAGCTTAAAGAAGTAATTGAACAGGCAACAGAAAATAATGTATCACAGCCAGAAATAAGTCATATTGGATGCAGGAGAGACCTGTTTGGTTCAAGAAATTATCCAAACAAATGTGAGTGTGACGAGTATACAGCCGTCAAGTCAAAGCTATATCATTATATGCTTGTCAATGATGGCATTGCGATAGGACTTGAAGGGGCGCAGACCGGTTCACCAACGGAATATACTGAAGAGCACGTCATGAAAGTCGTTCAAAAGACAAACGCAGGATATTTTGTATATTCAAGAGCAGTTATGTTATGTGGGAGAAAAGATGAAAACTAAACTTGCAATACTGTGTTTACCCGGGCTGGACAACTTTCTGCAATGGGCTGACCATCCAACAATAACAGAGAATTTCGATGTTAAGAAGTTTATATGTCATGACAATGTTGAACTTGAGGATGCATTGAAATGGCCTGGTAAGGACGGAATAGTATGGCTTGAATGGTGCAATGAGCTTGCTGTTATTGCACTCGGAAATCCATCCGTAAAGCTTAACGCAAAAACAGTTGTCAGGCTTCATTCATATGAGGTATTCACTCCCTTTCCGTCTCAAGTCAACTGGAATGCAGTTGATAAGGTTGTATTTGTTGCATATCATGTATTGCAAATGTGCCAAAATAATTTCCCAAATATGAAATCAATAATACACAATTCAGGGATCACAATTCCGAACGGTGTTGACATGAATGTTGAGCAATGCGGCAATCCTGAAAGCTCAGACATTGCGGTTGTAGGCTCAATCAATTACAAAAAAGCGCCTGAGATGATCTTACAGATTGCAAACTTACTGCCTGAAGAAATGGTTATTCATTGGGCTGGAAACTTTCAAGATGCAAGATATGAGCTATATCTGAAACACATGGTTAAAGAAATGGGTATTGAAAATAGAGTTAAATTCTACGGGCATGTTGATGATATGAGCGATTTCTGGAAAAACAAACGGTGCTTACTGCATACGACACTTCATGAAGGCCATTGCGTGAGCGTTCTTGAGGCAATGGCGCGTGGTATACAGCCGATTATACACAACTTCTGGGGAGCCAAGGAGCAGTATAAAGTCAGCCTAAAGGGCGGCGCATGGCTATTTGGCAGCATCAGAGAGGCGGCGAGAATGATACTTAGTAATGATGTCATGAACACAAGCTTTAAACACGATCTTGAGTCAAAAGGCTGGACGCTGGACGCTCAGGCAGATAGTATTTGCAAGATGCTGAATAGTCTATTTTAAGAAAACACTTGACAAACGCCAAAATATAGGTAATTTATGAATAATGCTAAAAATATAGAATTGATTGGCGATGGCGAGTTTATTGCAAAACTCAAACAATTGACAGGCAATATAATGATTTCATCGTCAACAACAGAAAAGCCTTTATTTGGCAACATAGAAATTCATTTCGAGCACGGGAGACGTACGATAATCAGAAAGAACGAAGTGATTAAATAATTATTAAATATAGATAGCATCAATACAATCAGTATCGAGACAATCGGGCTGGATGTGCAAATAGCGCATCCGGCCTTTTTCTATGCCTAAAAAGGAGGATTTTAAAATAATGACACCTGAAGAAAGAACGGCTTTTATACAGTCACAATTGGACGCGGCGGCATTGTCGAGAGATAACGCTGCGGGCATAAAGGGCACAGACGAGATTCCAATTCTCAAAGAAATCTTGGCTATCTCAAAAGCTGGTACGGATCGGGCAATCGATAAGGCAATTAAAACAAATTCTGAGAAGTACGAATCGCGTATCGCAGATTTAGAGGCAAGCCAGAAAAAGCCAGTTGACGATCCAAAGCCAGCGCCAAAAATAGATGATCCGGCTCCAGCGGCAAATAAAGAAATTGCACAGCTTACCGGATTGATTACTGAGTTGACTAATAAGGTGTCAGGACTCAGTGAAGCACGGGCAAATGACATCAGGCAGGTCACAGTGGCAGAAGCGGTTAAGGCCGCAAACTTACCAGAATCGGCAGCACGTTTTATCAGTGGAACTGATCCTGAAGAGATTAAGGCCGGAATCGCAGAATTGACAGCGCTGAAACAATCGGGACTTGATGACGCTCTGAAGCAATCGGGCAAACCTGGCAATCCTGCCGGGGCTGCACCTGCAAATGAGTCAATTAAGGCATATGCGGAAGGCCGCAGAGCACCCGGGGCACTTGGAACAGGCAAGGCAAGCCAACAGATCGAAGCGATGCATAAATAATTAATATCGTTAAATCTGGAGCATATTATGGGATTACAGGTTACCACTGCCGAGGGGAGCACAAAACCCCCTGTTTTTGCAATTATCCATGATGATATCGTCGGCGGAATTACACTCATCACCGCACAGATCCCCACAGATGTCACTAAAATCTATGAGGGTGCACCGGTCGTTGAATCCGCTAACACATCAGGACTCTACAACATTTCAAAACGAGCAAAATCCACAAGTACGCAAACTGCGGCAACTTCTATTACTGTCGTTGGGCCGACACTGTTTCAGGTCGGTGATTTCATCGGTAAGTATGGAGGTTCCACATCTTCAACAATCACAGTACTGACAAGAACTGCGGCAGGAACAGATACCATCGTTACAACCGATGATCTTGGCGCTCTTGCAACAGCTACGATCCTTGTTGAGCTTGCGGCAGCAGCAACGGCAGCAGTAGTGGCACAGCACCTCCCGACAGCAATGACAAGAGCATGTGTCAATGTCAGGACTTGCGACCTCACTACAATCGACAATGTACTTGTTGGCGCAGCATACAGGGCATCCGTATTTACAGACGGGCTTCCTTATCCGCTTACCGCTGGAGACAAGACCGCACTGACAGCAAGATTCAGCTTTCAGTAAAAGGTAGTTTTTGCTTAAACGAAATGGAGTAAAATAATGGAAAATAGCATTTTAATGGATGCGATTGGAAAGAAAGGATTGAATACGTATATCACCGGACGTAAATATGATACTTATTATTTCGAAGATTTTTTCCCGGCAAAGAATACCAATTCAATCAAATATGAAACATTAATCGGGGCAAACGGAGCACCCGTTGCCGCTGATGTCGTGACATATGATTCAAGCGCACCACAGAAGAAACGAAAAACAGTTAGCACATTGACCGGAGATATTCCGCCTATCCGTATCAAAAAGGGAATGAAAGACTCTGATCTTATCAATTATCACACCATGAGCCAGATGGCTGATCCCGGTGAGAATGCAATTCTTGACCTCGTCTTTGATGATGTGGATGCGGTGTTTACAGGATGCAAGGCACGACTCGAATGGATTTCATTGAGTGTGCTTTCATATCCAACGCTTTCACTCACAACTACAAACAATGCAGGCGGAATCGTAACAGAGACAGCAATTGATTTCCAGTTGCCAACAGCCAATAAGCTCGCGGCAGCCGTGAAATGGGATGCGACGGCCTCGACAACTACACCTATTACTGACTTTATTGCCGCACAGACAGCAGCAAGGGCAATCGGTGTCAGGCTTAATTATGCACTTATGACACCGACCTCATGGGGTTATTTCGCACTCTCAGCAGAAACAAAATCCTATGTCAATTACAATCGCGAAGGAACCACGACTGTTGTTCCACTGTTCGCTGATGTAAACAGAATGCTTGCAGACCGTGGACTGCCTCAGATTATTGTAATTGATACTTCTATCACAACTGAGAAACAGAACGGCGTTCAGGCCACTGCTAACCCGTGGAAAGAGGGATATGTTGAGTTTATTCCTGAGCTCGCAGTAGGTGATATGCTTTATGCGCCGATTGCAGAAGTTCTCAGGCCTCCAAAGCAGGCTTTGCAAGAAGTTCGTGAAAACATTCTTATCAGTAAGTATTCTGAAATTGATCCTGTCAAGGAGTGGACAAAGGGTGAAACAAACGCTTTCCCATCCTGGGCTTCAATCAATGAGTGCTTCAATCTTTATACACTTGATACATCGTGGTCGTAAGGAGTATTTATTATGACGAATCTTGAGGCTTTGGCATCGATTGTAGGATATGAACATGATCAGTTGCTTGAAAAGGCGCTGATTGATCAGGGCGTCACGGCAGGAGCAACATATGCTGCGGCAGATGAGCAGGATATTGACATGAGTGCCGCTGACGTGTATTTGTATCTTTCAAGCCATCCAGAGCTTAAAGAGGGCTCATTCTCAGTTAAAATGACGAGTGCCGATCTATTGAACGCACGTAAAACTATATATGACAAGTATGGGCTTGAGCTTCCTGAAGTTTCCGGCGGCTCAAACCATACAATTAACGGAACGGCTCTGTGGTAATGGGATTTAAACGCTATCCATCTTTCGCAACTTTGACTATGACAACGGACGGAACCAAAGATGTCAACGGTATTTTTGGCAACGGTACGGTTTCGACTATAAGCTTTTATTGCCGTGTTAAAGATGCCAAGAGCGTCAGATATTTCGCCAATGTAAAGGGTGAGCAAGTTGAGCATAAGCATTCGGTATTCACCAAGTTGCTCAGCTCATCAATTACCGTTCCGATTGGGTCAGTATTGTCCGTTAATGATACTGAATTAATTGTTTATGATGTTCCGAATCGACAGACTAATACCGAGATGAGGTGTGACTGATGAGCCTTGCCGCAAGATTTACAATAGCAGGAATTGCGAGTCGAATCACCGCATTTGCTGATGAACGTAAAAGGAATGTCTTTCTCGGTATGTCTTGGTATGGTGAAAAATTTATTAATGAAGCCAGGCCAGGCGGCACTTTTAAAGATCGGACTGGAAATCTCAGAAGTTCTGAGGGATATACAATTGTAGAAACCGGAAAAACGAAAAAGATAAAAGCGCCTACCGCAAATAAAGACACTGGCGGAAAGGGCAAAGCCGCAGCAAGGAACTTTTCAAGGGAATATGCACAAACCGCAAATAATGACGGGTTTATCCTTGTTCTTTTTGCTGGCATGGAATATGCGGCAGCAGTTGAGAGCAGAGGGCTTGATGTCATAAGTCCTTTTATCCCAAATGAAAGAGAGTTCCAGAAAACTATTCAAGAGTGGGGCGATCTATGATAACTACCCATGATTTACTTGATAGAATCTACCCGCTGATAAATGTAACATCAGTCACAACAACTATTGATGGCGAAGTGTATCGTGAAAACCCCAAAGTGAGTACAAAGCTAAGGGATGTGATTATCAGAGCCGGAGGCATAGGGCATCAGAACGTCAATATTTTGCAGGTCGGGACATTCCATGTGAATTGTTATGCACGGAATTTGCCGGGCGGATTTGTTGATGAGAAACACCTCAGGGCGACCTCTGATGCGGTAATAGTTGTATTGACTGATTATCTCAGGGGATCAGATTATCTTGAACTGGAAATAGAAAACTACACAATTTTGCCGGACGAAAATGATGCCAACATGAGTTATGGGTCGTTACGTGTCCGGTATATCATACAAGGAGATTAAAATGGCTGGAAAGAAAAGATGGGTCGGCCTTTCAAGTATTCAGTATGGGCCAGTCGCGCTGACAACTACCGCGTACTTACCTACTACGCTGACTCAAATTACATTCATTAAGCCGGGAACGGCAAGGGCATTTGTTGAGCTCCCTGAGTCCAAAAAACTCTACACGGAAAACTCAGCTATTGCAGATTTGGATTTGCCGGTCGGTGAAAATTCTGCTCAAATCGAATTCGCAACCGTTGACATGGATCAGAATTTACTTGTTCTTGCTTTTGGAGGTTCGACATCAGGAACAGTTTATGCATTCCCGACAACGGCATCACAGATCATTCAGAGGGCGATTA